TTAATCCGCAATTCCATCCAGTAACTGGTCTTTCGAGAACACGCGCCCTTCAGCTTTATCTTTCTCAGAAAGGGTGAGCAATTTCAGTAACGCAATAGCATTTTCCCGCTCCTGCTGCTGGTCATAAGATTCTATGACATAAGCAGGCACACCATTTTGAGTGACCAGGATGGGTTCCGACAAATCAAGCGTTGCTGCGTTCTTTTTAACGTAGCTGATTGTCTCTATTTTCATGATTCTTTCGCCTAATAATCATATAGCGGTTTTAATATAGGCTATATTTAGACCACCAACAAGCGCTTAGTTTAGCTTGCACTTCAGAGGAATCATTTATCCTTCTGTAAAGTACCGAGATCGTTTTGTTCGTACAGAAGGTCACTTCACCTTGAACCTTTACGCACCTGTGATCGCCTGCCTGAAAACAGCAACGATTATGTGCCAGCCGTCTCGGTTAATTGTCAGACATTATCAACAGTGACTAAGCTAAAAACAAAAAAGCCCGCTATTACGCGGGCTTAAGCTTGTTTTAATGCCTGTTAGTGCAGGACGATCCCTTTTGGGAAATCACTCCCACTCAATTATTTACGGATGATATAACCAATTGACTGGCAACACTTTTTTAAAAACTAAATTTCACCGTACCGTTTTATATACCGTCACCGAAAATTAGTGCCCCGTTTTTTGCTTCTTCAGGGAGTCGTATTGCTGCTCGCAGGATTCTCCTGCAATCCGATACTTTTCAGCCTCAGCTGCTGTTGCGTTGTAAACTCGGTTGCTTTCTTCAAGCATGTCGGCGAGCACACTGATGACCTTGCTGGCTGGCGTGCCAGCGGGGAAAGATCCGGTATAGTGTTCGGCGAGTCGCTTGGTTTTGTCAAGCTCGGCGCGCAGGCCGTCAGCAGCGGTATTAGCATGCTCAGCATCAATACGCGCCACATCAATACGGGATTGTGCTTCACGTTCAATTTGTGTTTTCTCCTGATCACGTTGTGACCTGGCCTTATCATCAGCCTGTTTCTGATCTGTCTGCGCCTGCGCATACCCGGCGGCATACTGCGTTTCACCATGGTTAACCCAGGCTATGCGGCCGCCAGCGGCCAGAGCAGCAAGCATCACGACGATAAGCAACTGTTTCCAGTATGCTTTCACTGCTGACATGATCATAACAGCGCCTTACGGGCAGCGGCATAACGCGCGCGCCGGTCGTCGATACCGTTCTGACCGCCATTGATGATCTGCGTGACCCGCGCCAGGTCACCGGGATACTTCATACAGCCTTTGCTGGCAAAGAACCACGCCGCGCTCCGGGCTGCATACACATCCTGCGCCAGCAGCTCAGGCTGCGATACCAGATCGACCTTCAGCCCGTTGCCGCAGTCGCGGTAATTCGTCAGGCCGGTGATCTGGATAAGTCCTCGCCCGCGGTAATTCCACCCGTCTCCCGGACCGTTATTGCCCATGCGCTTGCTGTAAACGAGATTGGCAATGGCGCGCTGGCGCTCAAGTGGCAGCGATGGTTCACCCTGCCTGCGTCCTAATGCGTTGGCCTGCGCCTGTGTTAAGCGTCCAGCGCGAACGAAATTCGCCAGGCCAGCAATGCTGTAATTCATGCTTTCCACCAGGCGCGAGAAGCTACCGCTTTCATGTCCTGCCTGCGCAATAAACATTGCCTGGTCGTCTGGCTTAATAATGCGGAACTCCTGCATTGCGGCGGTGATATGTGGATACCAGCGTTTAGCCATCTCAGAATTGATCCCGGCGGCGCGTTGAAACTGAGTAATATCCATGGTCATGACCTCGACATTTTAAATATTTGCACCACGTTCCCTTTTGTCTTTATCAGGGCAGCCAGGAACACGCCTTTGATAATCACCTCAGACCAGTCCGCTGAGATGTAATAGCCGTAGAACGTCCGGATCGGTACGCTGGCGGCCACGACAATAAGCAGGTACGCCAGCCATCCACCCCACCACCGGTGGCGGGAACCCTGGCGGCGAAATAGAAGAACCCGGAATGCGATAGCGCCGCAGATTATCGAATTAGCAAGTAGCCAAAACTCATGACTGGTCATCGTCATGCCCCCTGATCAAATCCCGTGGGTTATCAGAACGGTGATAAAGCCAGATGCCAATCCGAACAGCGACAATTGATGCGACAAATGCACCCGAAGAAAAGACAATCCCGCGCTCAAATGAATCAGCTGTAATGGTTGGGATTAAACTGGCTACACCGATGAGAATTGATGCTGTGGGTTTGTAAAAAAGAAGGCCGCAAAGAAAGCTGAGAAAGGATAAAAGCAGTCGTCGTTTTATTGGATATTCTACCGCAGAGGTAACAAATATTACTGCCCCGGCAAGAGCACCAAGCGCAACCTCAGGAGGGACGCCTGCCAGTACAGAGGCCAGCGCACTGAGGCTTAATCCTTGATTTAACGAATCTGCCGTGAGCGTGGCACTCATGATAACCACCGTTTATTGTGCATGATAGCCCCCTTAGAAGATGAGGTCCATCATACACACAAAAAACCGAATATGGATATTATTACCTAAAAAATTACCTTTTAGTGACTATCCATGATATCAACTAGCGCCTGGTAGAACTGATCAGAATGTACTTTTGTGTTTCCCGGTTTTAACTCAAACATGTTAAGCCCTGTAGATGGAAGAACATCTGAAATTACAGAAATAAAATATGGGGAAATAAATACAGCACCAGATTCATGATGGCGTTTCATCATGTTTATATACCCACTAACACTGAGATCTGACATAGGGTTGATCTCATTTATAGCATACCTTTTCCATTTATTACGTGCTGCCATTTTAAAAAACTCATCACTAAACGCTGCCCCACCATAAAGTGTTGTACCTTGTGAATAATATCTATTCTGCTTTTTAGATAATAATTCAGATGTTATTTCACTATTCCAAGAACCATTAATTTCAGTAGTTATTTGATGAGAAAATATCAACTGTTTAGGAATATATTTACTGGCAATAATGGCAAAATGTGAAATGTAATCAAAAACAGTCTTACTTCTATAATCATTCCAAAGCTCTGATATTGGATTATAAAATACATCCTGTGAGTTCACTGGACCATCTACAGAAATTTTTGTATTTTCATTATGCAATTTAATTGTTGAATCACTATCAAATATAACATTTGACTTACTTTGTTTTCTGTCTACGTATGTGAATAGCCTTTGATCAAGCAATGACTCATCATTACCACACTTTTCAATTAACCATATTTTATGTATCCCATAGTCCATTTTTCTAAAATCTATAGAATACCTAAAACCAACATTGGGATTTTTGCTACCAATAGCCTCAACAACATCAGTCCTGTTTAGACCATATTCCGCATCACCAGAATACTTACCATCGATATATACATTCAATTTGAAATCACAGTTTCTTTTCTCTGTAAGCCATCCATATAGATTAAGAATACCAGAAGAGTAAACATCATTATGTTGAAAAAACGAACTTAGCACGTCTTTTCTTATATTCTTACTGGGTGGTTCTACACTTTCAAAAGAACTGAAAGAAGATCCAGCGAAATCATTTAATTCTGAAATATTTTTAAATCTTTCCGTCAAATATTCAGTAAATCCTTTTTTTGATGATGGAGAATAATCAGATATCTCGTTCATATCTACAGAGTATGAAGGGCCTGCGAGTATGTCATTGTTCATTTGATGGACTTCTCCAAGTAGAGAGACACCAACAATTCTACCAGGATACTTATTTACTATATTACTTATCTGTTTTAAGGCAGATATCATAACACTCTCCCTATACTTAAATATAGGAGAGGTTACATCTGAAATATTCCATGGGATTACTGGATAACCGAAATAGTCAGAGATTTTCATCGGACCGTTTGCATTCCACATTATATTTCTTGAATCTTTTGCTAACTCTTTAGACATTTCAACATTTGAGTCAGTGAAATGGTTCAGAGAAAGATAAATGTTTACAGGCCTGTTAATTTCACTTATAACATTTAGGTCATGGCGTAAAAATTTTTCGTTAATGACCCACTCACCATTGCTGTTTTTCTGATAGTAACGAAATAAAGGCAATGTTAATGTATACCCTAAAGCAAAATCACCACTATATACTTTTCCTTTATCAATCTTATTCAAAGCATTTTTTATAGTATCTGCGGAGTCTTCATTATGGTTAAAGCAAAATCTTGCTGCATCTTCATTATTTTTAACTGAATCAGAATGGAACGCTGACTTACAGAATGCGCCACCATCTATGTTAGGAGTTATGTATGTAACACCAGCAATTGCATGTAACGATATGAAAAATAGCAAAGTAATTATCCTGCGCATTTTTTGTTCCCTTTTTGCAAATGCGCAGATAATATCACCTTGATAATAAACTATCCATATGAATCATAAGTTGCACATCATAAACATAGCCAACTCATCGTATCGAATGCCGTACAGATCGCCAGCGGCTTTTACCAAAGTCTTACCCGTGCTTACTGATACTTTTCTGGTTACAGCGCGGGTTACTTCTGTATACGTCCCATCATCCTGTTTTATGCGACATACTTCATCCTGAGTTACTTCCTGCTCCTCATAAGTGTCTTCGTAAATATCATCCCAGGTGTCGTGACAGAAAAATGCGTATTTTTCTGCATCCAGCCCGTGGGATATCAAAATGTCACGCACAGTCTGAGCACCAACACCAAAATGATATCTTGCATCAGATCCTTTATCTGATACGGCATCATTAAACTGAAATTTTCTGATGACGTTTTTTATTTCTTTAGCCGCAGATTTTTCAGCATCACTGATGTCGAGGAATGTTTTCAATCGCTCATCTGACGTGTTAATACTTCCGGTTGAAGCATAAACAGTATTACACCTAAAAGACGGTGATGCTATATTTTGAGTGGCATCAGTCTGTGGACGAAACGTTCCTGTTTCCCATACCCACTTGAGTGTATTTGAAAGAACAAGGCCAAAAGTACTTGCGCTGATGGCCCGCAGGGAAATCTGATTGACACCATCAAGCGCAAAGTTTATTGCGCCATACTGACTGTCAGAAGTTGACCCACGGTTAGTAGTAACTGTGCCGTAAACATCAACATTAAAACTACTTTGATGAATAAGGTAGTTGCAGTTTACATTCTCAAAACTAATTGCTTTATCTATAGGCGCAAGTGAGTCCGGGGAAAACCTGATTCCATACCCAATAGAAGATGCAAGCCCGTTTGTGGATGTAGTGACAATGTGAGATGCGATTCGATTTTTATTTGAGTCAAGACCAGTAGCTCGGACATCGAGTTCCTGAGTTATTGAACTGACGGTTGGGTCTGCTGTGTAGTCAATAAGTTCAACTACCTGACCAAAAACTTTCCCTGTCGCATTCTTTGTAGCCTGAAAGTAAGATGCGCAATCTTCCGAAGCATTTGCAGATGTGCGGTAGCTGTTAAGTTTTCCAAGTATAGCCCACTCGTAACTAGTACCACCTGCGCGTGCCTCTACGTCAGCCTGAAATGTTGCATTAACCCACCCTGTTGTACCGCCAGTATAATTAGCAACTTTGCGAACGCGTAATGGTGCGGTTCCTGTGGATAACGGGTTAGAGTTATCTACTATGGTTGATTGCTGATAACGATTCCATACCACACCTGGTAGATTGAAAATACCCGATGAAGGCATTCCACCGCGAGAATTCCAGACAACATTTTTTGTTCCAGTAATAGCGCCAACAACATAAACTCCCGGAGGAATATCAATCAGTCCATTTTCCGAAATGTAATTATATGCAGCCTTAAATGCCGAAGTATCATCAGTGGTTCCTGCGACTCTGGTAGATAAATCCATAAAGTCAGTGACTGATACTGTTTCCGCATTTTTTGAGTGCTGTGTGCGTGAAATTGCACCAGTAAAAGGTTGTTTTACTTTAACTAGAGCATCACCTTTCCCATCTTCATCACTTGTAAGTTGCAGCAAAACATCGGTGGCACTTCCCGAGGGTGGAGTGATAACCACGGGAGATCCCACAGAGTCAAAAGCTACCACTTTGTTTGCACGGTCTGATATTGAGGGGAGGGAAAAAACAGAATCAGGTGTCCTCAACGTTTTTCCAAATACTGAATCCGTGTAGTTTTTTGTAGCCGCGTCCTGGGCCAGAACCGGATCTCCAAGGTTGCGTATTTTGTTTGTCAGCGCATCATAGTAGATTGAGATAGTAGATGGCTTGCGCAGAGCAAGAGAGAATCCAGACCATACCTGCTGTATCAGCATGGTCAGTTTATCTAATGCATCCTCATGAACTTCCGCAAAAAACTTCCCCTGGTTTCGCAGGTCTGTTTCCTGGATAACCGGAAGATCACGCTCAATAGAGATGCTACACCCGTTACCCAGTGGGGCAGATAAAATCACCGTGCCGCCAGAGTAGGAGCCAACACCGGACACTGTGTAGTCAGTGTCTAAGGTAAGTGTACGCAGCGTGGCATTGGTATCACTGGTTATAACCAGTAAGTCGCTGGCCTGAAAAATCCTGAACGCATAAGGGAAAGTGGTGGTGACACCGTTGCCAGTGTACTCGTTGTGGTTAACTTCGGTCGAGACCGTCATCGTCAGTTCTCCAGATGATTGCTGCGCCCGGCGCGCGGCCATATCTGATTATTCTATAACCCGCCAATCCGTATATGAATCAAACATGATAACAAATCAAATATTATTACCATTAAGGTAATTATCGTTTGTGCTGGATAAAAGCCCTACCATTTGGTATATGTATATTCATACAGTACATTCATGGAGACGATGTTATGCCACGTCCGTACAACAAGCCGCTCAAGGATGGATTTTCAAAAGAAGTACACACGCCGGGAGGCGTATTATCCCTTGTAGAGAATTCCCAACTTATGGAATTGCTTAGAGAACTGGCTGATGACGGGCATGATGTAAGCGGGGCAATGGCCGAGCTGGTAGCACTGATCAACTACGTGGTTAGTTCCAGAGTGTCACTTGATGATGTGGCGACACACCTGGACTACTGCGCTTCAATTATCAGGAAGCAAACCAGATAAAGGCCGATTACCGGCCTTTATGGTGTCAGCTTAAAATTGTGAAACGCCGAGGTATCCTGCTACACCAAATAACAAAATCACAACAGCAACAGAGAATTCGCCATTATCTAATATATCTTTTCTATTCAAGAAGATAAGAATAAAAGTAATGGCTATTGTGAAACCTAAAACCCACATCACATACTCCTATTGCGGCGTAACATCCTGCGGTCGCCACCAGTATGTTTGATTAAAGTTCTTCTTCGATCTCTGCTCTACCTTACGCAGGTAGCCAGGCGAGAAGTATTCCTGCAACTGGTTAAATATCATATGGTCAAGCGCTGCTTTTGCATACCACAGATTAGCGCCGGGAATGAGCCCCTTACCAAGTTTCACCAGATCGCCGCCAGTCTGTTCTGGTTTGCCTTCAACAGCATTAAGCGGAATGCCCTGCCCCAGCTTAACCACGTCGTCCACCAGTCCTGCCACCGGACCGAGCATTGACGCCAGGGCACCACCGCCATAGCGCGTGTGGTCTGACAGCAGGAAGTCGCCATATAACCCGAGGCCACCGCCTTTCAGCAATGCACCGAGCCAGAATTTTGGCGCATCCTCGCCGGTCATCTCACGCGGGTTACGTCCGGATGCCATATCGTTTAATTGCTGCGACAGTGCGCCAAGGATCGTTGTGCTGGCGATAAACGTACCGATATAGGCAGCACGACCACCAGCGGAAGGCATACCCATGGCTCGAGACCAATGTCGCATGACCACCGAGATTGGGAAGCTCTTGAACAGGAACACGCTGCGCACAAGCTCGCCTTTCCAGGTTCCGCGTTGCAGGCCGCCACCGGTGATCATCTGCTCTCTGGCGCCAGGCGTAATCACCGCCATGTCCACCTCTTCCGCCACCGCGCCAAGCAGCTTACGCATAGCCTCGAATTTAACCCGCTCCGGCGCGCCCAGGTGTTTAACCGCGTCGTCAGGAATGCGCATAATGCTTTCCGGTGTTAGCATGGTGTTGTTGCCTTTTCCCCAGTATTCCTGGTCTGCCAGTTTCCACACGCTGAAATCCTGCTCGGTAATGCCCTTGCTTTTCAGAATACGGAAATCGGCGTCATCGAGGCTGCGCAGATCCGGCGATCGTGAAACGACCTCGCCCAGGCTGCCCATCATCGTTACGCCGTAAGCACGCTTATGCGCGTCTGACCATGCGGTAAGACCGCTGGCCCGCATTACTGCGGTTGCTGCCCACCGCGCTTTAGACGGCCCCATATTATCCATTGCCCAGCGGTTAACGCTGCCCAGCAGGGACTCCATCGCCAGACCGGCGCGGCGTGCGCGGGCCAGCTCAGTACGGTTTGTCGGGTCCATCGCTTCAAGCTGATTGCGAAAAAGCTGGTTCATCGGAAGATTGGTGACTTTCGCCGAAAGGTACATGGTGCCCAGGTCAGAGAATGACGCCAGCAGCGCGGAACCCAGGCGACTCGCCACCATCCAGTTACGGATGTTGTCTGACCACTGCGCTATATGAGGGTTGGCTATTGGCTGCGTCTTACCGGAAATAAAGTTGTAAAGGTTCTCTGTGCTGTTTGCCAGGCGCTTTACTTTCCCGGTGCTCTGCGGATTCGCCGTGGCGGTCTCTGCTGTCACCTCATCAAGGATGGAGCGAAATACATGATCCGGGTTGGGCCCGTATGTTTCCACCAGCGCAATATCTTTGCTGATGCCTTCGAGGTGCCCTACCATCACTTCCCACAGCGAGCGATCCCCATACTGATTTTGGTATTCAAGGTAGGAATCAGCATCCTTAAAATGAATCTGGCGGGACGCATTTCCGCGATTGGCACGGGCTCCGGACAGGCGCAGACCGGAATCGCTCAGCTTGTTCAGCCCACCAGTAGCAATCGTGTTGTATGCCTCGCCGAGGAAAGCCGTAACCTCTGCGTCGCTCATCAACTGGCCATCCTCCTTGATGTAATATTTTCGGTCCAGTTTGCCGATCACGTCGCTTACCCACTGCTCGCGCGTCGCGCGCCCCACTTTTTCCATTGAGTGGTGTTGAGGGATGCCCCAGTTTTCCAGATAGCCGATATCACCACCGGCATCGTTGAACCGGCGGCGCAGTAGTTCAGTAACGTCAGCCCAGGCCTTTGCCCCCTTCTTAGCCTTGACGTTGCCCGTGTCCTGCCCGCGAATTTCGAATACCAGATCACGGACTCCCTTTTCATCCTCGAAAAGGTGGAAAAAGCGGGGATCAACGGCTTCAAACGCTTCCTGGATCTGGCTGAGCGCATAGTCACGCGTGGCCTTTCCGCGCGACTCGACAGACAGGAAATTTGATTTCCCGTCAGCACTGAATGCGATGGTGCGATTAAGTGCGCCCAGCTTCCCGTCGGTGCCCTGGTAGCTGTTAATGAATGTATCCAGCCGCTGGCGCGCTGCAATAGTCAGGGCAACACGGCGGCGCTTCAGGCCAGCTTCCTGCTGTAACTCGTTAGCCGCCAGTTGTCCGGCGCGGCGCAGTCGTTCCGCATCAGTCATCTGCCGCCATGACGACGGATCGTTGCGGGCAAGCTGGCGCATGTTGCGGTATATGCGGTCTTCAATATTCTGGATTTCGCGCGCGGTAAGGGTGCGCTGTGCGGCCTGCTGTACTGCGTTGATACATTCCTGGCGCATGAAAATTTATCCTCTCAAAAAACATGCCACGGCCACATCAAACAGGCTTGAGTCCTGAATAGCCTGCTCGTTCTCGCGTTTGGCCTCTTCCAGCACTTCACGGGCGCTGCGGGACTGCGGATTACCGTCATCATCCAGCACCGTGATCAACATATCCGGCGACGCCGCCAGTGAATCTTCCGCAAACTGAAGGTCAATGTCATGGGCGGATTGTTGGTCAACCTGAGTTAATGCTCGGGTGTTATTGAACGGGGCTGCTTCATCTGCGGTTAACACTTCAGCGGTTTTGTAGTAGGACATGGCCTGGACATTCAGGTCTGTTTCTGCCTGCCGGCGGCGCGCCAGTTCCGCACGCGCCTCAAACTTAGCGCCACCGGGTTCGTGGGGAGCCAGATCCGTCCGGGCAGTTTCCAGCCTGGTGGTGGTTTCAGTAATGCGTTGGTCTACTGCCCGCAGTCGTGCCTGCTTATCAGCCCTTGCCTGTGCCAGTTCTTTACCACTTCCGCCAGGTTCCTCTGCCAGGATGGCAGCGCGATCAGTGTTAAGGTTTTCCAGAATACGCTCGCCATTGGCGATCTCAGACTGAAGCGCTTTCCGTTCGCCAATTGGCAATACCTGCGCAGCCTGTTCTTCCATGACGCGGGTTTCCACTGCGCGCGCAGTGGTACCCTCATCCGCCGCGAATAACGCTTCATCAATGGCGCTGGCGATTAAATTTCTCCTGCCCGGAACCGCACTGAAATCGGCAGCCTCTGCAATGTTGGCAACGTCAACGCGATTTCCTTCACTCACATCACGCATTGCTTTTTGCAGTGCCTGAATATGGGCGTTGCGCGACAGAACATTAACCGGCACTCCTGGCGCTACATCGAATTCAGCGTGCTGTGATGCATTGGCAGCCAGAGCCGCATCCACATCAGCGGGCGCAAACTCCGGCGGGCGAACGGTTTCACCGCGGGCATTCATAAAACGGCCTATGCCACCGAACGCAACGCCCAGCACCGCATCGATCGCCAGCGCCTGGCGGTCAAATACATCGTACTGCGCTGCCATCTCATCATAACCGCCGCTCCGCAGCGTTGAGGCAGTGAGACCGCGCTGAGCCATGCCAAAAGCAACGTTTGTTCCGGCGGCGTAGGCGATATCCGGCGCGGCGCGGGCAGTGGCCGCCAGCACGTTACGCGCGGCACTTTCACCGCCGCGGGCAATCTGCGCGCCGACACTTTCCGTCAGCGCTCCGCCAGCGCGTAACCCCAGGCTCATTGGGATCAGGGTTCCGGCACCGGCAGTAATGCCATGTACCAGCGCTACATCCTGAGCCGTGGCCACGCCCACACCTTCAGCGCGCAGGCGCTCGAACTCTGAAAATCCCTGTCCGGAGGTTACAGCAGCCGCACCAACAAGAGGCCCGCCAAGCGCAGTACCCACCACCGCCTGCGACCCCATATCAAACAGACCGTTAAGTACCTGCCCGGCTGTGCCGGTTGTGGCGGCGTCTGGCGTGAGCCGCTTTACCTGCTCCTGCGCCAGTTTTCGCTGTTCGGCGATAAACTCCTGTGACGTGTCACGAACTGGCGTATTTTCGTTGATGAACTGCGCGATCGGAGAAACAACGGTATCAACACCAGCCCACAATAATTGATCTGGTTTCGCCACCAGTCCTGAATAAAGCCCTGACAACGCTGCGCCACCAGCATTATCAAAAAACCCGACATCGTTATCGCTCGATAAACCAGCTGGATTTGACGCGGCGTTATCCAGTTGCTGGTTCTGATTTACCGTATTGAGTCCGAAATAACTCATTGTGGGATACCTCCGGCAAAGCGCTGGCGTTGCTGAGTAAGGTCAAGGATCACCGGTGTTCCGTCATCCTTAAGAAGGTAGCCTATGCCGAGCTTAATCAGGTACTGGCTATCGCCGTAACTTTGCAAACCATACTGGCCTTGCGGTGCCTTAATACCTGCTTTAACTATCTGGCTTTCCCATGCCTGGTTGACCTGCTTATCAAACTGCTCGGACGACATTCCCCACGGCAACAATACGTTGCCCATGCCGTTATAGTCGTACGTGCCGCCGGTGGCGACGTTGATCGCCTGCTTCCAGACGCTGGCATCAAGCTCCCCCGAGAAATCACCCTTTTTAGCCATGACGCCAGCGTAATAATCTTTCGCTACCTCATAAGCCATCGTTGCGCCCTGCGCGTCACCGGCGAAAGCATCCTGTACTGTGTCGGTAAATTGCAGACGCATGTCGGTTTCTTTCGGCATCACCATGCCTTTAACTTCTTTGGTGCCTTTGCGCGCCGCCGCACCTGCCAGGATCGTCTGTGATGCAATATCAGGAGACACGTTAACGTCAGGGTTAAACCAGTTTTTTTCCGCCACCATGCCGCCTGGCTTATCCATCAGAATGCCCGCCACCGCAGCCGACGGCGCGTTAACACTGATCTGCTTTAGTGCGGCCATATAGGTTTTACCGCCGCCAGTGCTTTTATGAATGGCGTCAAGATAAGCGGACTGCTGGGAGACTGGCGCGTCGCGGAAGAATGCGCCGATTTGGTTTGCCTCATCTTTGGAAAAGAAGGTCAAAGGCGTGTCGTATGACTGCGCCAGGCCTTCAACCTGAGAAGCACGCAAAGCGATGGTTTCGGCGAAGCCTGCCTGGTTGTTAAGGTTGATGGGCTTTGACTGCCCTGAGGCCAGGGAGAATTGTACCGGGTCAGCCTGACGCTGGCGGATAACCTCACCGGCAGCGCGCACAACGGCATCATACGTCTGGGCGCGCGCTGCATACCCTTCTCCTGTTTCCCCGGTTCCAGGCTCAAGCCCCTTAACGGCAGCCTCAATACTTTTGGTTGGGAGCGTGCGAAACGTGCCGATATACTGGCCGGCGATCTGGTTATTGCGGAATTCTGTGTAGCGGGCGTTACCCTCGCGCACCCCGTAGGCCGCCATAAAATCGGTCTGTGATGGGGCGTTGGGAAACTCAACACCGCGCTGATATGCAGCATTGGCATCACGCACGCGGCCATCCAGCAAGGCACGGTATTCGGCCTGTTGCTGGTTGCGCATCTGTTCTGACTGGCGAAGGAAAGCCGCCTGTGCCTGAGGGCTGGCCGCGTCGAATGCGGCGTTGCCGGAATAGCGTTTGTTGCTGGTCGGTAGATCGGTAACGCCCAGGGCAGCATTGACACCAGTGCTGATCTGCTGCGCGCTGTATGGCTGCTCTCCGTTTTCGTGATGGATTATCGCGGCGCAAAGCGCTTTCAGGGTATCAGGATCAGAGGCATTAACAGGCTGATCTGGCTCCACGCCAAGTTGTGCGCTCACGGCCTGGATATAAGAGGCGGTATCATTGTTATCTTCAGGCGGTGCCCAACGGTTGATGATGTCGTTAACCGTGTCCACGCCCTGTTTCTGGTAGGAAATCAGGTTGCGACCCAGCGCCCGTATACCATGCTCAGGCGTCTCGAATTTGGCAAATCGACCATCACTACCCGCTTGCCCTACCCACGGGTTAGTGTCGCTGTACTCAAGGTTGCCGGGGTTATTGTTGCGGATGCCACGAACACCCGCGGCACCACCTGATACCGCACGGCGAGAACCGGCAGTTGTGTCGCTCAGCTCGCCGTTGCTCTCGATAAACCCGATCGCGTTATTGGCAGCCCATTGGGACAGCGCGGCATCTGCCGACTTCTCTTTGAATTCGATTTTCTTCGCCTGGATTTGCTCATCGCTCCATCCATGCGCGGCGCCGTACTGCTCAATCTGCTGGAACGTTTGTTGATTAGCTGAGACGTAAGCGGCGTTGTCGCCGTACATGCCTGCTGCCATCTTGCCGTTGTTCAGTAAGGTTGCCTGAAACTGGCCTTCTTCATAATCGTTGATTTGCCCGATTTCATGCCGCCCGGCCTGACTGGCAAACTGGATGCGTTGCTGCTGCGCCTGCTGCAAAAAAGCATTTCGTGATTGCTCATCAGGGAGTGACCCGGCGATCTGCTCGACCTGAGCATCAAACTGTTGGGTATACACCTGGCCTTTGCCAATGGCGTTTTTTCCCTTCAGGTTAAGCAGACCCGTTTCCGGGTTCGTCATCAAATCACTACCGATGGCGCTAAGCTGCAACGAGGCATCCTGTGCCATTGCGACATTAGCACGCTGTTTGGCTTCCGCAAATGCCCCCATGTATTTGTCAGCGGCGTCGGCAACCAATGCGCCGGTCTGCGGAACCTGAAATGTGTTGAATCCACCGGACTGAACGCCACGATTTTCAACCTGGCGCCCGGTAACTGTCGGTACTGTTGGCATTTTCTTATCTCCCTGTCCGGGTACCGACGGCGGCGCTTATCGGCGCGGCGCTTGACTGAGTGAACGGCGACCATGTGCCGCCACCCATCTGATAAGCACCATAAGCCTTCAGGGGAGTGGTAAGCAGCGTGTTCATTGAGTTAGCGCTGGCTGCTTCCTGTGCTGCATTACCCTGAGCTATAGCATTCATGCCCTGAACCTGATAGCCATACGCTTCGCGTTGCGCGTTGTTTACCGTCGTCAGCGCATCCAGAGTGCCGAATTGCGCGGTATCAGCGAAGATATCCAGCGCGTTGCCGCTACTCAGCTCCGCGCCAGTCGCGCCCATTGTTGCGGCCTGCGTACCCTGCCGCTGTCGCATTTCACGTCTACGTTGATCCGCCGCGATGTTGCCACGGTTAACAGCGTCCTGCGCTTGTGCCTCAGCAATGTCTGCATTCTGATCTGCAACTGCCGACTGATATTTTGACTGTTGTCTTTGACTCTGCGCCTGCATTGCCGCCGACGCCACCGTGACGGCCACTAAAGCGATTGCCGGGTTACACATTATTTTCTCTCCATGTGGAAACGGTGGAAGTTCAGGCCAAGCGCACCATACGGCGCTGGCGCTTCAAGATGGAAGCCCAGCCAGTGAAGCCAGGCTTTGGCGGTGTAATTGCGCTCATCAACGTAATTTTCGAGACGCGGATAAACGTCTAACATCGCCTGCAATGCATGACGGCTGCCGCGCAAAAACGTTTTCTGATATTTCTCAACCAGATGCGTGCTAACCAGCCAGGGGATGCCGTTGCCGCCGATCATGGATGCAGGGGAAACACCAAATATCGTTACCAGTTCGCCATTGGCAAACCCTGACCATGCCATAGTTGCCGTGCGGATCCCCACGCGGATTGCATCCTCGGTGCTCATCAGCGATACCGCGTAAAGTTCGTCAATGTCCGCCGGCCGCACATTTGGCAGGATTAACTGGATGTGATCTTCAGTAGCGGGAAGTAACTGAACGTCGATCATCAGAATCCCCCCACTGTCAGGCGAGGAATAACGGCCAACACTGATACCGGAAGCGGATCGGTCTGGCGGATTTTCACACGACTGCTTTTACCCCAGATACTGTCGAGTTTAATTTCAACTTTGCCCGTGGCGTCGTTAACCGGATCGTCGTAAAACTCGAATTCCCGCTGTGGGTATTCGTACCATTTTCCGCCAGGCGTGGTTGCCCATATCCCGCGGCTGGCATTAACAATGAGGGTGACGGACGGCAGGATCTGCTTTTTATCGAGCAGTGTTTCCTGACCGTTAATATTGATATCCAGCGTTTCAAACTGGGCATTTATTGGCAGGCCAATGTGGACAACTGCGCCAGGCTCCTGCAGCGTGACAGCACCGCCGGTAACCACCTTTTGCGGTTCAACGTTGGCATCAGAAAGAATGTTTACCGTCTGGCCTTCGAGATGCGAAAGCCCACCGAAAGTGCGTCGTGCAACACGCCAGTTGGTGGTTGCGACGTTCTGCAATACAGGAGGAACATTACGGTTAGCGGAAATGGTGACAGAATTGGCGCTGTTCACAGCAAGTATCTCGCAGCGTAAATCCATTGCCACCGGCTCGCCATTGTCGGGATCAGTGCCTGTATAAGGAAACTGTATTTGCACGCCAACGTCACCAGCAGAGAAAAACGCTCCACCACTTACCGTTAGCGTAAAGTTGTTGTGATAGTCCCAATCACCAGTTCCGCCGGTGATAGTAGCCGTCCTGTCGCTGTAGTTTCTTCCGTCATAGCTCAGACCAGAATCAACAAAAAAGGCGTCCAGTTCATCAGTAAACATGCGGCTCGAAAGTCGCTCAATGTAGCGTACCGTTTGGCCATTAATAAAACGGTTAACAACGAAATACACCGCATCTTCGCTACCCTCACTGATAGAGCAGGTGCTTTCAAATTTGCCAGTTCCTGATTGCGGCGCCCACGCGAAAACTTGCTGTTCACGCAGATAGGTCATCACCATCAACAGACCATCGTCACGACAGCACCATGCTGCTGAATAAGGCACAATAGAAAATGACCAGTCGACTACAGAATGCTTCTGGAAAAGGTGGTTTGCCAGGATAGTTAAATCACTGCCCTGATAGCCGTCAACATCGAAGGAGTAAGCCAGATCGCGGACAATGCTGCCTTTCTCCTGGATAAACAGGGCAATATTTGCCACCGCAATGGGAGGTACATCGCTTGAGCCGTTAGAGCCCTGCGAGCTGAAAGCGAAAGAGCCTGGCGTCAGGACTTTATTCTGGTCGCCAGTTATCACGTATTCGCCACCAGACGTCAGCGCAACCAATGATCCGACGTCAATCAGATGCCGAATTTCATTAACCTGCCGACCAGCATAAGTGTAGATAATTCTGTCATCGTCCTGTAATGGGATGCTTTTACCAAAATCCTTGTAATCCCCTGTACGGCTGCCCCATATGGTTTGCGGGTAAGCCCAGGACGCGGCAAAGAAGAGGCGCTGCTGATAGTAAGCGACTGTTCCCGGGTATCCATTGACACTGTTCCATGCGTAGCGAGCCCATTTATACGACGCCTTGGTGCTCCCCACCACATTGGATGGAATGCGTGAAATTACTGTTGCGGTTGCTGTTAAACCGTCACCAGAAACAGCGGTAATCCTTACGATACCGAAACCGGAATGCAGGTATTCCCACTTCACACCAGTGTCGCCGCCCCAGCCATCCCATGCTGTACCCTCGGTATGACTCGGGCGCAGCGTACCGGTTTTGCCGGTCGAAACTGCCAGATAATAGTTTCCGTCGGCACGGCGCACGAAACCAAGGTTGTACGTCACCACCCATTTATTCGTTATTGGGCTTTGCGCGATACTGATTATGTCATCGGGATCAAGAGTTACGGCAAACGCACTTGCTTCTGCCTCAGTATCAAATGACTGAGATTCAACGGCGTCACTGGAAATGACTTTGTCGGTCTCCCATATAGGGACGGAATCAATCGCAGGCTGCTCAAGATAAAAAAGTTTCCCTGCCTGCTCAGCCCCAAAAATTGGCTGGCTGGCGGTGAGCGTTACAACTCCAGTTTCGTCACTGGCATAAACAGTGATCGCTTCGTTAACGTTGATATCTTCGAATGGACCGTTCTTCGTTTCCACATCGACTATCTGCCAGTTGTCATGCGCGTACCGGCGTAATTCTTTTGGCGGGTATGACGGGTGAACGATCGTTAAAACGTCCGCACTCTGCGTATATTTAATCCGGAACAGATCGGCTTCTGCATAGGGCATAGCCAGTTCATAAATCACATTGCTGCTGTTCAGAACATAAGCGCCATCCTTGATAACGCGCATGTATCCGTGACCAAACTCCAGCGCATACGTCTGTACGGTTGAGAACTGAAACGGAATAAGGCGGCATTTGCGATTGGGATATTTTGCTGCGCCAACAAAACGCGTGCCAGGGCGGTTCTCAACGCCGCCGTATTGCCGCACGATGAAATTATCGCACTTGCGCAGCGCTATCTGATATTTAGCCATATCAATGCGGCCGTACAGAGACGGGCCAATTTCACCACCAGCGAATGACGGCTGGATCCAGCTGATAGCCATTATGACAACCTCGCAATGGTGAATTCGCTTTCAGGCTGAACCGGCTCCTGCGACTCGTTCATGCTGTGAGAACCGGCGCTGAGAATGACGCGATAGTACATATTCAGTGCGTTGTTACCGAGATCCGCGCTACCGGTCAGCGCCATGTTGATTGCAGCCGCCAGTCGCCAGGCAAGGGCTTCCTGAAAAATGGCATCAAACATGTTCACGTCGGTGATTCGCATAACGTACTTCAGCCAGGCCTGCGGCTGATCCGTATAAATCAGCTTGCCGGTGCCACTGGAATCTGCGCCAACTTCATACTGAACACGATCAGCCGATGCTGGGTTACGCACACCAGGAACCATGATCGCGGTGATACGAAGGCAGTCAGTCGGATACCGGTAAGCGTATTGCCAGTCTGGCGGCGGACTGTTGGTGTCGGCCAGCGCCACGCGCCTGGTGGCAAAGTTCCAGTCGAAATCAGACAGCACCGCGTCGCGGCAGGCCTCAAAATGCAGGGAGCATTCGCCCGCTTCTTTGCTGGCCTCGTTCAGGCTGTTAATACTGCGGCTGTTACCAATGTTGCTTAACGCCCGGTTGCAGATCTCGATGACGGAAGGCATTACTCACCCCCGGTGCCGTACAGAGTTTCCGCTGCGCTTTTTTGTTCCTGCTGGCTGGCTGCTGCGATCGCCATATCGGTAATTTGCAGGCTGGCATCGTGGCGGGTGCCATCTTCGCTTTCACGTGATGACGTGCTTTTGATAATGGCGCGGGCAGTAATCATCACTTCAGAGCCAACCGGCTGCGGCGTGGCACCTAGTTTTTTCAGCGTTTCGTTATCAAGATTAATGCACAGCCCCCACGGATAATCGTCGCGGGTTTGTGTTTTCCCGCTTTCATCCTGATAGGTGTCGGTGCCGGTTTTGAGGTTTACGAGTTCCATAATGCGCTCCTGCAAGAAAGGGGCCGAAGCCCCTCTGTTCAACACCTGAGGCTTAAACGCCCAGCTCTTTACGCTTATCGGCAATACGCTCTTTCAACGTTTCGGCCTTCATGTTGCCGGGCTTCTCGTTGAAAAGGTCTTCGTACTGCTGTCGAAGCGATGCCAGATCGTCGCTGATAGCGCCGCTGGATACTTCGTTAGAGCCGCCATCCAGAACGTTCACCGTTGTCGGATTAACGTCATAGGCTGAATGCCCATGTTTTTTCATGGCTTTCTTCTTGGCAGCCTCAGCGGCATCGTTGAGCGGCTCCAGCGCGCTGCCAGGTTCGCCGTCGTATTCCACTTCCGCGCCTTCATCCAGCAACTGGTTGCCGATAAAAGACAGACGCAGAACGCGGTACTTCGCTTTTTCCTGAGTCATTCGCTTATTCCTTAACCAGTGATTTTGGAACGGGTCGCGTAGAACGTGGTGTTGTTGCCATCCACATCCAGATTGATACCCGAGGTGAAAGCGCCGGCGGTCAGCGGCCCGGTGCCTACGACATAGTTCAGGCGCAGGTAGCGCTGAACACCCTGCGGCACTTTCTGGGAAACGATGCGTTTACCAGCAGTCAGCGCGGCCAGCGCCAGATCGCCGGAACTCGCAATGGTCGTCCAGGTGGAGTTGTCCGGGCTGGTCTGAAGGTTGACGTTAACAGTCGCGGCCCCGGCGGCGGTCGCCGTGGTATTGACGTTAACGAACCATTCCAGCGGCTCACCCACGCCGATGTCGCGGCGCGTGCCGTCAATCGGGCCAAGGTCAATCACATCGGTCGAAGCAGCAGACGCCGTAACCGCCTGTGATTCGGAGAACATCAACAGTTTGTCGAGGATCATCTCTTTATCTCCATTTATGGGCCCGTTAAGGCCCATTCGTTAATGACAGGCGTTACACAACGCGGGATTCAGTTTCCAGAATCGCGTCGGTTTCACGGATTGGGATGCCACGGAACGTGGTCCAGAATTCGCCTTCGGTCTCTTTGACGGACAGCGCCAGCGACGCTTTGTCCAGAGACTGGAGGTCAAGCGCCTGGGCAATGGTGCGGTTCATATAGAACACCGGTTTGCCCATGCCACGGTTCGGGATGCGATGCAGTGCGGCTACCATCAGTTTGACGATGTTGGCTGCGCTGCCGCCGCTCAGATCACTGACATCGATATTCGCGATGCGTACAACATAGCGCCAGTCACGCAGAGCAAGGCCGTTATCCCACTTATAGTGGGTGCGATAGCCCTGGTATTTGCCGCCATTGGCATCGGTAAGGGTTTGCTCACCCAGATCCTGGTGCTGCAAGCCAGCTTTCTGGCCTTTCGGGAAGATGCCATGCACCGTGTTTTCACCCCAAACCACCAGCCAGATAGAAGTGTTATCGGTGCCGGTGCCGCCAGCGTCGATAATGTTCTGACCGTTACCGGCGGATTTGCTGGAGTAGCGGGAAGAAAGGCCCATGAATTGCTGCGGGTTGACGCTGGTATCGCCGTAGAACAGCGTTTGCGCCATCTGCTGGTTCATGCCTTCAATGAATGCACGGTCTTCCGACAGACGAAATTCGGCGGTATTGCCGTTCAGATCTGCCAGCGATTTATCTACCTCTGCGTAGGTTTCCAGCATACCGACAGTATCGGTAACCTGCGCAGTGGTTGATTTACCCTGCGGAACGCCGTAGTTCAACAGTCGCCACGTAGCAGCGGGCAAGCCGGTGCGGATAGTGGTGCGGTGCCCGGTTGGCAGGTTGCCTTCGACAAACGGCATATCCTGAAGGATCGGGTTAGTTTGACCGAGAAGCTCAATAATTTTATCAACCTTCCCGTTGGGATCTACGCGCTTACCCCAGTCTGCCAGCGTCAGCGCAGTTAAGCCTTTAACAGCCATGGTTATATCCTCTCTTAGTTTTTGCCATAGAGCACTTCGGCAGCACTACGCTGACCGGTATTTGCGGCGGAGACCATGTTGTCTTCCGACATGGCCTTACCGATCTTCACGAACGCTTTCACCAGTTCGGGGTGATTACCCAGGCCGGTTTCGTTCAGGTATTCTTTCAGCTCGGGAGTGCCGAACGTTTCCAGCGCCTGTTGCGCTTTGCTCAGGCTGGCGGTGAGTTTGTCGCCGCCAATCTCTTTGTCGGCTTTCACATCCGCCGCCCAGTCCTGAGTTTGTTTTTGCCAGGCTTCAACCTGACGCTGCTGCACGCCAGCCAGGATTTTCGGGTATGCGTCCACCAGCTTCTGCGCCTGCTCATTAGTCAGGTTCAGTTCGCGTGCCACCGGTTCGAAGTCCTTCAGGGCTTCCGTATCCAGTTCAACGCCTTCAGCGGCTTTGAATTCATAGGTTTCCGGCGCGCCTTCAGGTTTTTTTTCATCCTTTGGCTTTTCGCCTTCCGGTTGATTAACGTCTTTGTTTTCACCATCAGCAGGTTTCCCGTCTTCCGGTTTTTCAGATTCACCAGTGGGATTAGCCGGATCTGTAGCAGGGGCTTCGTTTCCTGCCGGAGATTGTGCCGCAGGTTCTGAAGCGGCCGGAGCTGCACCGCCATCGGCAGGTTGCTCGTTGCAAAGTCGGCGATAAAGTAAACGTTCAAACAAATTCATGATCACTCCTGTTTAGCGGCTTCATCAGCCATCTTCAGATAGAGTTCGGGGCAGCAGGTCATAACGCGCTGAAACAGCGCCAGCGCCAGGTTGCGCTGCCCTTCGTTGAAAGCTGTGATATGCGGGTCGGCGGCAAAGCAGGCGGAAAATACCTTTCCCTGTTCAAGCACCTGCCACACAACGCGGCGGCCACGCTCGGAGCCCATAACAAAACGGATATCTTCGGCGCCTCGCTCTTCGCGCTCTGCCATGCGCTTCAGTTGTTCAGCGCTCGGCTGCTCATCTTCATAGAGGTCTGTCATTGCTGATTACCTCCCGCCGCTGCGCGGGTGAGCGCTGTCAGTGCGCTTGGATCTGACGTCTGCGCCTCGCTGAGGGTCTTGGCACCCTGCGCCGCCGCCATTGCCATGGCTGCGTTTTGCTGCATCTGTTGCTGTTGTGCGCGGTCCTGGCGGATTTTATTCACCTGCTCCTGCGGGAGAATGACCGTGGCTGATACGCCGGACATGTCGGCAAACGTGTCGATCGCCTGATCCACGTTGAGCTTGTCGAGCGCTTCAGGTTTTGCCGCGGCAAGCTGGCCGATAAATGTCACGGTATTAGCGAGGCTGGACAGGCCGATAGACTTCTGCGCCTGCGCCATAACGGAGATGTATTCCACGCGCAGCGGCGTGCCGCTAAGCACATCCGGAGGCGGAGGAAGCATGTTCTTTTTCACCATCATCGAGAAAGCGCGGTCGATCAGCGGGTTCAGGCATTCGTCGTTGAGACGTTCCAGAACCGGACCGAGCATCAGCAACTTTTCCTCTTTCATCTCGATAACGGCTTCAACCGGCATTGAGCGCGTGTTGATTTGCTGCAGCATCATGAACAGGTCAACGAAGTAGGCGCTGTTGATCACCTGCCGCGTATCCTGAATGTCAGCCAGCAGATCCGCTGTATTCGGGTTAACCAGGTAAGCAGGTTTGAAGCCATCCTGATTGCCCATCTGGTCGATATACGTGATGTCGCCAGGCAGCAGGGAAACTCGCTGGTTTTTAAGCGATGAAGGCCCGACCATAGGCGGATTAGTGGCTTTGTCGATCAGTTGTGACTTGCGCTTCTGCTCAAGCTGAAGGGCTTTAACCTGACCAAGGGCAATCATGCCAGGGCAGGATGAGCCGTAGACGTCCTCGCCGTTAACTTCCCAGCGCGGCGCCATGATGGGGAATTCGTCGTAGCCTGATTCGCGCAGCACTTTGTCACTGTCGCCGCCAACCTCGAAATAGACGGACTTATACAGCTTGTTTTTGCTGTCGAGCTTTGCCGTATCGCGGTTTATGTTCGGGAAAACAGAGTGCATCACTTCGATCCACTGCTCGTAGTTTCCCGACTCCCACATGCTTTTAACGGACGTGCTGACCTTATCCAGTCCAAATTCCATGACGATCTGACGAACGGTCATTGAGAACTTGCGAAAGCAGGTGTCGACGCTTCCGCGCGGGCTGTTTGCCAGCCAGTAGCTGCCAATCGGGAACATCATCGTACGGATAATGTCGTCATCATCTTCCAGCACAGCCATAGCGCCAGTGCCCAGCGTGCCCAGGCTGCCGTAAAGCAGGGGCAGTGACTGATAAAGGTTCGACTTATTGAACATATCGTTCATGCGGCGCTGCACGATTTCGAGCCACAGCTTAACCGGGCCGTAATCCATCATGTCAGGGTCAGGCGTCGCCAGACGGAACCACGGACGGGCCGGGCTGGTGATGCCGGACATCATGCCGCTGGACAGTGTCCGGTTTGCCATGGTCGCCGTTGGGTCAACGATTTTGGTGTTGCGCCGCTCGCCGCGATTCACCTCAGAAGTGAGGAAGCGTGATCCGCGAGGGTTGATGAAATCAGTGAGGTCGCGCCAGTGTGGATCGAATGACGACCGGTCATTTTCCAGTTGAGCAAACTGTTTCAGCAATTGCTCTTTGATGGTTTCGTTTGTCCCGGCCATGACGGTCCCTTACTGGCCCAGCAGCGTTTTACCGCTGGTATTAGCGGCAGAGGTGTCGCCCTGTGCGCCGGTCAGCAGAGTGGAGTTGCGGCCTGCTGCGGCACGACGGCGGCGCGTCTCATCGTCACGAGCCTCAACGACGGCGGCGTCCTGTTCCTGCGGTGCTGCCTGGATTTCCGGCGCTGCCGGTACTGATGGTGAGCTACCCATGCACATTTCAATGACTCCGCACGCGATTAAATTATTACCAATTTAACCACATAAGGATTATTTAGCGTAGGGTATTGACATATTACGGTGTAATTATTACCTTTTAGGTAACACAAGCACGCGCTTGCGTGGAAAAGCCAGACGAGAGGTGGAAGCCCTCGCCGGAGACGTAACCGGAAAGATGTACGGCGTATGGCACATGCGTCGCAGCGGCCTGACAGGTTCCTTTGTGGTGAATGCGCAGACTGATGCGCGACCGATGTATAAACAGCGCTCATGGCAAGCCGTAACCAATCGGCGCCTCAAGACAGTGTCACTGGTGGTGCGGGCGCTCCAACCAGTAAGCCGGATTCTCGGCCCGGCCACCACAACCCAATCACGCTTAGGACCGTGATAACGCAGTACCAGTGTGAATCTTGGCGGCACAGGTTTTTTTTGAATCCTTTCCTGATGCCGCCCTTTTTACACCAGAACGTCATCGCGATGGCTTTCTGTTGTAAACCCCGTAACTCCCATTGGCTTTTGTTCGCCCGGTTCGCCGGGCATTTTTTTAAGGTGAATATCATGTCAGACAAAGATATCGAGCAGGAAATTCAGGCCAAAGGCTTAACCGCGCCGCGCGTTACGCCGGATCGCATTGAGAGCATTATTCAGAGCGAGCATTATTTTACCGCTTATGATGGTGCTAAATCTGGCGGTGAAGAAGTAGAGCAAATATGGCATGACAAGAACGACATGGGGAAGGAGTATGAGCCGCTATCACTACTGACATTCTGCGTCCTGGTGCTGCGCAACGGCTTCACCGTCACCGGCGAAAGTGCATGTGCCAGCCCGGAAAACTTTGACCCGGAGATCGGACGTAAGATTGCCCGTGAGAACGCCGTGAATAAAATCTGGATGTTGGAAGGATATCTGCTAAAGCAGAAATTAAGCGAACAATAACTGCGTGACATGTCACGATGAAGCGAATCATGAGCGGACTTAGTTTGTGGATGTGGCTCGCCATCGGCGGCGCGGCGGTTGTGGCGGGTATCGCTGCGCTGGTCTTCCGATCTGCGATGAAAGATAGTGATGATGACTACTAAAAAACCGAGCTATGTCTCACATTAAGCCCGCCGATGCGCGGGCTTTGTTTTATGGGTTATTGCCAAAGGACAATTTTGGCCTTTGCCTTACGAATCAGGTCGGATTTCAAATCCCAGCTCTTACGCATAAGGGTCGTATTCCGTGATAGCCCTGCCCTGTTGCTGGCCTGACGCGCTGAATTGCTTCTTCACCACCGGGAAAGCGTAGGTCAGCACATATGCGTCGGCGTTGTTCGGTGAGCGCCCCAGCAGTTCCTTCACCTCTTCCTTGTCCTGCAAAATCTTGCGGCTGTCCTTCAGCCTGACTTTGTACTCCGGTGCGCTCAGTTCGTCGGCCAGGTCCTGGCTGTCCAGTTGCGCTCCCAGCTTCAGCGCGTCGCGGGCGGATTTGTACATCTCGCCGCGCTTATTGCCCATTTCGGGATCGGATGTACCGCCACCGAACTGTATCAGCGTCCAGCTTCGCCCCCAGTTATCACCAACGGATTTCAGACCTGTACCATACCCGTAGTCGATAAATACCGCGTCAGCCCGGTACTGGTCCTCGAAATCGGCGATCACTTTCGCAAACCACACATCGTCTGTGGTACGCGGATACTCCCCCAGCTTTTTGCAGTGCAGCCCCTGACGCAGGTAGATAACCGCCGGGTCTTTCCCCTGGTGGGAGGGGTCAACGCCGATGATTGTGGCAGCGTGCTGTACCTGGTCAGGCGTTATCACCCGGCCAACCGCCGGTTGCGTCAGTCCTGATGGGATAAACTGGTTTTCCGACGCATCCGGGAATATCCCCCGTACACGGACTTTCACGAAGTCGCTGTCTTCGCCGTAGTCGTCCACCCACTTCTGGAGCTGCTCTTTGTTCGTGCCTTCCACCGTTCGGCTGTCGATCTGCTTTGCCTTCCAGCGGTGCTTATACTTGCGGAAGCACTCACGGAAACGACCGGTGTTACGCGTCGGGTTACCAAACGCCACCCATATAATTTCGGTGTCTTCGTCCGTCAGCGCCCCTTCGGCAACCTCCCATACCAGATCTGCGATATTGGACGCTTCGTCGAATACCACGATGATCCGCTTGCGCTCGTTGTGCAGGCCTGCAAACGCTTCGGTATTGTGCTCACTCCATGGAATGGCGTCGGCGCGCCAGCGCTTGTCGTGGCCCGGGTCGTTGCTGTACATCGCGGTTGCAGTGGTAGTGAACCAGTCCCTGGTGATCGCCATGTTCGACCACTTGATTATTTCCGGCCATGTTTTGGTGCGCAGCTGGTTTTCGGTGTTGGCGGTCACAACAACCTTGCAGTCCTCGCAGGTGGACATGCCCCAGTTAATCAGCATTGAGATAAACGCCGATTTACCGATACCGTGACCGGATGCGCGGGCAATCATCAACGGCTGGTGCCGCGTCGCCGGGTTTTGAAGGTGCTCGCCTATTTCCCGGAATGCATCAGCCTGCCACTGGCGAGGCCCGGCAGCGTGCGCCAGTTCTCCGCCATCTTCCCCCCAGGGGAACGCGTAAAGCGCATAGCCCAGCGGATCGTGCGTAAAGCTGGCAATGTCTTCGACAAGCTGCTCTTCCGGCGACATGGCTGCGGCAGTCACTGGTCACCACCCTGCCGTTCTTTCAGGCGCTTACGGGCGGCTGCCATGCGGTCGGCAATGGTGACCGTGCCGGATACCTCCACGCGGTCTTTAAACGCATTGACGTCGACGTGCTTACCAATCAGCTCGAGGTTCTTCACCTTGTCCGGCCATTTGATTTTCTTGAGCATGTTTTCCAGCGTGGTTTCGTCGAAGTTGGTGATCGTTGTCGAGATATCCAGTCCACTCAGCGTGGTGCGCCATATCTTTGGCCACTGACTGATCGGCTTTAATCCACCGTCGTCGTTGAGGATGTCGATCACGTCCATCTGGTCGATCTCCACCAGCCGGTTCAGGACATAATCCGCACTGACCTTCAGGCGTTTGTTACGCTCAGTCATCAGCTCCGCAATCCGTTTCTGGATACGCTCATCACGCATATTCTGACTGGCAAACTTTGCGGCTGTCTTGGGTGAATAACCTGCATTAACCGCCGCCTGAGTCTGATTCTCAGGGGATTTGATGTATTCCTGACAGTAAGCCTCCTGGATAACCGTCAGAGGCTTAAACTGTGTTGAGGGTCGTTTCGCCATGGCATCCTCACGAAATTGTTACCGCAATGGTAACAGAATACCATGTTGTTACCGCTATAGCGCAATACCGTGAACTTTTACGCCGAGCTGTTCGAGGTGTGCATCAAACGACACTCGCGGCGGCAATTTCTTTTCCCGCCTGGCCATGAAGAAATCAACCGCGTACTGGTAGGCGTAGGCCTCATTCTCAAAGACATTGTCGGTCAGCTTTTCCCAGCGCCGGTGCCAGAGGTACTCCGCGACGTGCCAGCCTGGCGAGCAATACCAGATCACGAAAATCTGTTTATCCTGGTCGGCGCACAGGACGGACGACTTCAGAACGTCGCCGGGCGAAAGAATGAAATATTTTGACTCAAGGAGATAGCGAATAATCATGATGCCTCCCGATAAATACTGTATGTATAAACAGTATAATCAGGAGGCGATTATTGCAAGAGGGGAGCGATTACGTTTCCGTGACATGTCACACTACTAACTTAACTTCATGCCATCCGCTGGTTACCCAGCACTGCGAATCACCCTGGCAGGGGCAGGACTTCACCGGAAGTTTGTCGCCGCACTTGCCACATTGCCGGGTGCTGATCGACTTAATGCGTCCACGGGCGCGGGCATCGTCCTGGCGAATCAACAACGCGATATACTCCGCCATGTCGTATGGGTCTTTGCCGGGGCGCCGGGCGGCGCAGTTACGCGCCAGCATTTCCAGCTCCTGTGCATCGAGCGTCAATTCAAGCTTGCGCTCACCAGCAGCGGCCTGGCGGGCGCGCTGCTTTGCTTTGCGTACTGCTGCTGATTCAGGCATCACTCACCGCCAGATTGTTCGGCAAGCGCCCAGCAAATCTGAACCGCATAGACACTTTTGACGCGGCGAACCTTTCCCTTTGCCTCCATTCTCTTGAGAATGCGAAGCGCCTGAGGCGTTTTTACGTGATCTTTGTAACCACGCTTTGCTGTAATGATATTTGCTAGTTGGTAAGTCATACAGTTTCCATGCCCCTCCAACACTGAAATCACCTCGTGCTCTGTTAATTTGGCCATCATTCAGCCTCCTGCTTCGGTGCTGCCGGGTCATACCCAAACCAGAATTTCGATGGGTCAGCACAAACCGGCGCCTGCCCGTGGCGGAAAATTACGAAGCTCGCACCATGCAGTTCAGCCAGGCGCTCAGCTTCAGCAAGCCAACCATCCGGGATTACCGGAGAGTTGCCGGACAACTGCTCTGCCTGTACTGCTGGCGCTGCGAATTTCATGGCATCAATGAAAAGATTCTGGATTTTCGCCTGTAATTGAGCCTCGTGCATTGGTGTCTCTATCAGGCCCATTACCTGCCGTGACAATGCCAGCGCTTTACTATCGAATGCGTGGCTCATGATTTACCCCCGTTGAGCATGGTGGCGCGGCAGGCGTTCCATATGTCTTGGCAATACTCGTCGTTATCTTCAACGAGGTCGCAAATAGTTATCAGCCTGTCTTTCAGGGATTCAGGCACCTCTTCCGGCACGCTCGTAACTTGCGGGGCTGTCCCGCGATACGCCTCGCAGATCGCATCACAAATCGCCTTGCACTCTACCAGCGCATCAGGCTCAACATGAGTACCATGCATACCGCCGAAGGTTTCTTCCAGCGTGCGGCGGATGTGACCAATACCTTCCATCGCGGTACGGAAGTTTTGCATGGCGATGTTTTCCGACGCGGGCTGCGGTAACTGTGGTGCTGCGTAGAGTGGCGACCAGCCTCCTTGCTTCACTTTAAATTTCGCATCCAAATCACCTGCCCACATTAAGCTGACGCCATTTCGGTGCATATACGCCACCGGCTCCTGCTCCATTCCGGCAAGCATCTGGCGGGCCATGACGATGACAATCTCTGGCGGCACTGATTCGGCAAATTCACGATTGCTGATTACTTCGATCAGATACTGTTTTGCTGGGTATTGCTTGGTCATGGGTTAGTCCTCAGTACAAGAAGTCGCACGTAAATTCATGACCGCATTCCGGGCATGCCGTTTCATAGTCACGAGTTGCTACGGTGTCCGTTTCGCAAATCTGGATAGACGAGCAGCCATCGGAAAGCTCAGGCCGTAAATCAAAAACGTGTTTGCACTTCGGGCACTGAGTGTCGAGTGACAAACTCCATTCTGCGGTTGTATCAGCCATATCCCTACTCCCCCACCTTAGTGATGATTCCAGCGGCTACCAGTTCTGCGGTGTTGGCATCCTGCAGACGGCAGTCGCATTCAATCTCGATCGGCTCGCCCCAGGGCTGCGTTCCGCCACTATCGGCCATGCCTGTGTCGTTGCACTTCGGGCACAGCTTGATGAGATGCAGCCTCTCCAACTCAGCGATACGCTCACGATAATCAGCCACCATCCGGCGCACTTGCTCCATAGGCGTAACGCTTCCACCGTCTGGCGGGTCCATGTACTGGATGCCCGGTAACAGCTCGCAAAGTGCCGCGTTATATTCCATGCGCACCATGTCAGCGTCAGATACTGGCGGGTAGTCGCCGAAATCATCAGTGGTGGTCACGCGGTCAAGAATGAATTTGTCAAGGTCGGTAACATCCAGCTCCTGCTCGTAAATCTGCCCCTTGCCATTTTCGATTCCGGCCTCGGCTTCTTCCTGGGTTTCCGCATCCACAAAGAACGTCTGATACCCTTCGACATGTTTCACGGTTGCGGTGAAAAGAAACCGTTGTTCTGCTGTCATGGTCATGCCTGTCCCTCGTTAATCCGATTCTGGAAAAAATTACATCCGCGCTTGTATGCCTCATGTAATGTTTTCATTTCCTCATCATCTGGCGTCTCAGACAGCCAGCGAGCAGTGTTTTGTAGCCCGCTATTCAGCCAGGGTATCAGAACCTTTTCGATGTACTGCCCACGCTCAGCAAGTAGTTCTTCGCTGGCCTCGGTGGTATAAAAATCTATTTGCCGGATTGCTGCGCAGTCACTGCTCATACCTGGCTCCCGCGAATCTGTGCTGCGACACTGGTGCAGATGTTAGGCGCGTCTTCGAAACCGTCGTCATCAGAGGTAACCAGTGCCTTGACGCACATTTCTGCACCGATAGCCCGCTGTTCGTTCACCCATGCGTCCGTAGCTGGGGTTGTGATTTCATCAAAACCAACCTGCTCGGTACGGCATTCGTCGTCAGTCATTGTTACAACGCGGTATTTTCGATTAGGGAGGCGGGCGGCGACTTGTACGTCAAAGATAACGCCAGCATCCAAATCGTATTCACCCGCTATTTCATCTGGATGCTCATAGGGAATCTCTGGGTCATCTGCATCCCAGAACATCAAGTTCGACTTCAGCGCCGCATTCTCAGCACATACATCGTTCAACTTCGCCGCCAGCGCATCACTACGCGCCGTCTGCACGTCCAGCGCAGATGCAAGCTCTGTGACCATCTTCGCAATCGTGATGATCGGCGTCTCGTCACTCATTGCCGCTGCAAATTCGTGTCCGACACGAACCAGATGTTTAGTCTTGTCACCCATCATTACCCCCGCTTACCTTCATAAGTTATTGAATTTATTGATTGCAAAAAGGATCGTTATTTGATGCCACTTCCAAATCTCGCTATTAGCAGCGCATCAGCGATCGCCTGCCCTTTGGCTTTTGCGTCAAGAAATCGCAGTTCGGGATAAAGCTGAATTGCCCGGCTGCGTGCCGCATCCTTGTCACTGCCAATCAACCCTGCCGCCTTCTTCCAGGCCTGTGGCGTAACCAGCGTGTAGGGGATGCTCAGCCCCTGTAGTAACCCCTCAGCAACGCCAGCTGCGTGACCAAAGGTGAACATGCTGGCCGTTCCCTGCCCCGGCATGGCGCCGACCTGTTCCAGAAATGCCTCGTTGATTTGGTATTGCCTGAGCCATGCGGCTGCGGCTGCGCCGTTTACCCTGGACTTTGTGCCGACTTTGATGGTTGGCATGTTCAGGTGGTCGATGTACCCGCCCTGCTCTGTGATAAGAACAAGAGCGCCGCTGCATCCAGGGTCTATCCCTAAAATCACCATGCTTTACCTCTTAGGTAATTTAAAACCACATACGAATTAAATTCAATAGTTGTGCGCATTATTTTTTACCTTGGAGGTAATAATCACATCGTAAAAAAATGCGCTCCCGCGCCGCTGGCATTCTATCCGGTAAAGCCGTCCGGTATGCCGCTGTAGTCCTCTGAAGAATGGCACGACTTAAACGCCTTATCCTGGCGTCTTGACACTCCTGCTGGCTGCTTATGCGCTCTTGACTGCTGAACACTGCGCGCCAGCTTTTGCATCCACTGATCGTGATGAAACGCCTTACCCTCTGCTTTCCAGTACGTCACGAAGTCAGCGAGTTCTTCAGGTGTCACATCCCCGGCCAGGTTAACCCCCCATAGCGCTGCGCGGCGCAGGAAATCATTATCTGGTTGCCAGTCCTCGCTCATGGCGAATTTATCCTGCGATCCGGTTCCGCCAGGTGGGACATATCCATTCAGCACGGCGTTGTGTGCATGCGGTTCCGGGTCGCATCCACTACCAGAGTTATCCACAGGCAAATTACGTTCGCTCTCTGTGTGGGGTTTATCTTTTATATCTTCTCTTCTCTTCTCTTCTCTGGTCCGCTTTTTGTCCGCTTCTGATGCGGACATTTTGCGGACGTTTCTCTTCCTGTCTGCGTCCTGCGCACGACGCTTGGCAGACTGTCCGTTATGGGCTTCAAAGCGCGGCATTACTAGGCTTTCGCCATTTTCTTCAAGCCATCCGACAGCCATCATTGCCCGTGAAAATCCCGGGAAGCCGATCAGGTCGTCGAGTGTGTCCGCGCTGTATCCGTCAAGAAAACCGTCAACAGAGTGGACATCAAAAAGACACCATGCGGAATGTAGTCCGCCAACTATCCGCAATCTGTCCGCTTTCAATGCGGACGCCATGCGGACAACTTTCGGATGCGTGTGCAGGTCCGCGCGCATTTTTATCCAGTCACCGGCCAT